GGCCAGAAGGTTAAGGTTGGCCGGGGCGTGAACTCCCTGCAGACTACTACTCAGGAAAAAGGCGAGGTTTTCAAGAAAATCAAGATAGTAGAAGCAGTTGACATGATCAAGCGCGATATAAAAACCACTGCCGAGGACAATTATATCGGCAAGTATGCAAACAGCTATGACAATAAGTGTCTGCTCATTTCAGCCATAAAAGGCTATTTCACCGGCCTTGAGAACGAAGGTATTCTTGAGCGAGGCACCAGCATTGTTGAAATCGATATCGATGCTCAGGAGGCATACTTGCAGAGCAAGGGTATTGATACATCAAAGATGACCTTGCAGGAGATTAAAGAGGCAGCAACAGACGACAAAGTATTCCTGAGAGCTCGCATAAGAATCCTTGATGCTATTGAGGATATCGACCTCAACATAACGATATAAGGAGGGGCGGTCTATGGATAGCGCAAAAAGAATTATGAATGGCACCTGGGGAGAGGTTTGGCTTGATGGTGACTATGTTTCCGAATGCTATGGACTGCAAGCGAAAGTCAACGTCAACAAAGAAGATGTGAACCTTTGCGGCCAGATGGCAACAGATACAAAGGTAACGTCAATAAAATGCACTGGGTCCTTAAGGTTGCATAAGGTAAGCAGCAGAATGGCATTGGCTATAGGGGATATGATAAAGAGAGGCATTGACCCGAGATTTACTATTATCTCTAAGCTCGCCGACCCTGACGCATACGGTGCTGAGAGAGTTGTTTTGAAAAACGTATCATTTGACGACCTGACCCTTGCTGACTGGGAAGTTGCAAGGAATGGAACAGTAGAAGCACCGTTTACATTTACCGATTATGAATTTCTTGACACTGTGGAGGCGAGATAATGAATACACTTGATTTGTTACTGAAGATGGAGATACCTAATCCTCCTGAAGCGCAGTACAAAATAAAGCGCCTCAGCAAGATATGTGGCCAGGATGTAGTATTTAAACTCAGGGCCCTGTCATATTCCAGAACAGCTGAGATAATCCGGGCACAGCATGAAGATATGAATGTGCATATTGTTCTTGCTGGGGTTGTGGAACCGGACCTAAAGTCAAAGGAACTCATGGAGAAATATAATGCAGCAACGCCAGCTGAAATGCTCAAAAAGATGCTGCTGCCGGGAGAGATTGAGGACCTGTCCCGAGCTATCGAAAGGCTGAGCGGATACCGGACCGACACCATTGAAGAAATTAAAAAAAAATAGAAACTGACCCAGAAATGAATCTAATGTTTTATTTATTTAAGGAACATCACATATTGCCGGGCTCTTATTACAATCTTCCTGAAGGGGATAAGGTTGTTATAAGAGCCTTTTTTGAATATGATTTGCAGAGCCGAAAGAGGTGAAATAAGTGGCCAGAGATATAAGCATTGCTATAAGTGCAAAGGACAACTTTACGCAAGCCATTACAACGATGCGGAATGCCAATCAGGCATTCAATAAGGACCTGAGTGGACTTCAGCAAAGGCTTGATGCACTCAATAAAACCAAAGTGACGCTCAAAATTGAAATGGAAAAGGCAAAGCAGGCACTAAAAGAAGCAGAAAAGCAGTTTTTGGCCACTGGGGATGCTGCTGACAAGCTCCGGCTTGAATTGGCCACTGCTGACTATGAAAATGCACGCCGGAACTTTGAACTTGTGTCAAAAAATGCCCGACAGGCAGAAAAAGACATACTTAACCTGACTAATGCTATCAGCAAGGCAGAAAACAGGGCAGGAATCGGGACAGGAATTGGAGGTCAAAAAAGTCTGCTCGGTACACTTGCGTCGGCTGGGCTAACAAAAATGGTCGGTGATGCACTGTCGGGTGTTGCTAATACTATGGTTAGCAGTGCTTTCGGCTCTGAAGCAGGGACAATGTTCTCAAATATCCTGGCATCAGCTGTGACCGGTGCAGCAATGGGGTCACTGGCCGGACCGGCCGGAACGGTAGTAGGCGCTGTAATTGGTGGTATAACAGGGGCTATTACCGGGGCCACAAAGGTTTACGAAGCAAGAGACGATGCTTTTAAGGAGTATTACCGGAGTCAGTTTGAGGTTATCCAGGAAGAGCAAAAAGCAATTCTTGCAAGCGGCTCCGAGATAGCTGCAGCCAGAGAACAGCATTTGATATCTTTTTCAACTTTGCTTGGCGGAGAAGAAAGAGCGAGAGAATATCTTGATCAGTTAACAAGATTCGCGGCGAGAACACCTTTTGGCTATGATGAACTGATTTCCATAAGCAGAACTTTACTTGCATACGGTTACACTCAGGAAGAATTACTCCCTATGCTCGAAAAAGTTGGTGATGCAGGGTCCGCTCTTGGCATGACTGCTGAGGACATGAGATATGTGGCCACCGCCTTAGGACGTATGCAAGTTACCGGCAAAACAACGCTCGAATACCTCAATCCGCTTCTCGAACGAGGAATTGATGTATGGTCATACTTGGCCGAAGCTTCAGGAAAAACAAAAGAAGAAGTACAGGAAATGGTCAAGAAGGGCCTTGTCCCCGGGCAGGAAGCAGCAAAGGCTATTGCTGATTACATGGGTGCTGAATTTGCTGGCAACATGGAGAGGCAGGCCAAGACTTTTGAAGGGCTTCAGAGTACTTTGGAAGATGCCCGGAAAGAGCTCTACAATGCTATGGGCGAGGGCTATATTGACGAGAGAAAAAGAGGACTTCAGCAGGAAATTGATTATCTCGAAGGCGAATCCGGACAGAGAATGCAGGATGCCTATAAAAAAATAGGTCAGTGGAAAGCTTCTCTTGAGAATCTCGCCGAACAATACGAGCGAGAAGCTATGACAGCAGTTATGACAGGTGCTGTAAGCTCTATATTCAGTGATGAAGCCCGAGAAAGACTTACGGAATTGTATGAAGAATATGTTAAGTATGCTTCTGATCCTTCTGAAGAGGCTGGAGCCCAAATGGGACGACTACTTGCCGAAGCTCAGGCAATTGCACAGAATGAATATAATGCCAGCGAAGGTGCTCAATTGTTGCTTGAGACAAACAAAACTCTCGCAGATAATCTCAAAAATGATGCTGGATTACAAAAAAAATATTGGGATGCCGGGTATGAGATGAGAGTACAGTTCTCCAAAGGTATGGCATCTGCTATAAATTCCAGCAGTCTCACACAGACTCAGAACGATAAAGTTATATCTGGGTATTATGGAGCTTATGCTTCTAACGTTATGACAAATAGACGCTCTTATGCCTATGGTATTAGCTATGTACCTTACGATAATTATCCGGCAATATTACATGAAGGTGAACGTGTGTTGACAGCCAGCGAGAACCGAAATTATGGCAAAAGTGTCCCTGTCGTCATAACCGGCAATAATTTTTATATCCGCGAGGAGGCAGACATAGACAAGATTGCTAGGGAAATTGTAACACAAATAAACAGAGCTTACCAACTTGTCGACTAAATTGTATTTATACCCCTTGAATGTTATAATATTACATTATAACTCAAGGGGGTAAGTTCAATGAAAAGAATGTTATCGCTAATTTGCATCATTGGGCTTGCAATAACTTTTTTTGTTGGATGTAGTTCTGATAATGACGCTTTAAGTCAGGACAATACTGATATTGTCACTGAGGCCACTGGCACAGAAACAGATAAAAACATAGATACCGATACAAATATAAGCACAGAAACTACAATTGAAGCTACGAAAGAGATAACGGAAGAAAGCAATCCCGATGAAGCATTACTTGACAATATTATAGTTACTTATAGGCCAGATACAATTATGGAGAATGGCAAACAAAGAATAATTATCGACATCGAAAACAAAAGTCCAAAAGTATTTACAGGAGATATACGTTTAAGATTTAAAGATAATAATGGTAAAAGTTTAGGTTATGACATAGCAATTGTCGAGGACTTGGGTGTTGGCAAAAAAACATGGTGCAATGTCTATATTACACCCTCAGACAATATTAATTTTTCATATGAATTTGCAAGTGGTTATAAATTTACGGAAACAGTATCAGCTTCCGATGGCGTATTAGACGAGGAGCTGTCACAAAGTTTATCAAAAATGATGTACGAGGGTTTCGGAGGATTCGGAAACCCGGAACTTGCCACCAGTTGGTATCAATATATTAAACAGCTTGAAGTTTATAAAAGCGGCAGTGAGTATTATGCTGTTGCTATTGTAACAACGAATGATGAAACGGCCATAGATAGGATAGGAAACGCAGTTCTTTTTAACTTCAGGGACGTAAGTCTCAGCGAGATTTTAGTCAAAGATGAAGCAGGCAATATACTCTTCCAAAAATCAAAATAAGATTATCAATTTATCCTAAGCGTCCTAAACAGGGCGCTTTTATTATGCCAAAGGATGTGATCAAGCTGAAAAAGATCATATTTAAAGATACCGAAAAAAATGCGGAACTTGTGCTGCCTGTCACACCTCCCAGTTTTGAGGTTCCCCATGGAATTAATATCGAGACGATTAACATACACACCTTAGGAGATGTTGCACTGCCCGGATATGGCACATTAGCAACACTAAAGATTGATTGTATGTTCCCGGCTAAAAAGTATCCGTTTAATCAGCCCAATACCGAGTTGGCTCCTTATGCGTATGTGAAAAAGTTTGAGGATTGGAGCGATAATCATACCATTTTGCGCTTTATAGTCTCGGATACAACTGTAAATATTCCGGTGCTTATTAAAGAGATAATGTATGGGGAGAAAGACGGTACAGGCGATGTATATGCAACCATAACTATGCGCGAATATAGACAATTGTCAGCAGTGCAAGTAAGTAAAACAGGCAATGTTGCAAGAACAGCAGAGGTTAAAACAGCAACAACAGCCCAAACACATATCGTTAAGTCAGGTGATACACTCTCGGCTATATGTCGTAAGTATTACGGAGACGCTTCTTTGTACCCTAAACTCGCAGCTTTTAATAACATTAAAAACCCAAACCTTATTTATGTGGGCGATGTTATAAAGATACCGGACAGAAGCCTGTTGTAGGAGGTGCCGTATGCTTAAACTGCTCATAACAAATAGCAAAGGCACTGTTGATGTGATGCCATATGTAGATGAGATAACCTGGTCTGGCGATTATAGACAATGCGCCAGGACGCTCGAATTCGGATTGATTTCATCGCTTACGGATAAAAATGTTCCGGTATTACCTTGCGATCTTGGCAACAGTGTTGTTTTTATGCTGGATAATCGAGTGTTGTTTGATGGTTTTATATTTGAGCGTCAAAAAGACACCAGAAGCAGCATAATTAACATAACTTGCTTTGACAGAGGAATCTACCTGAAGCGCAATGAAGCAGCGTACAAATTCACAAACATGACACCGGAGGCCATAGCAAAAAGAATTGCTGCTGATTTTGGCATTGAGACTGGATCTATTGCAAATACCGGCATAAAAATAACCCGGAATTTTATCGGGGTCAGTTTGTACAAGATAATCCAGACAGCCTATACAATGGCTTCTGAAAAGACCGGCAAAAAATACATGATACGATTCGACGGTCCCAAGATGTGTGTCATTGAAAAGACTGTAACTGATGAAACCTTGGTAATCGAAGGCGGGAGTAACCTAATGTCAGCAACCGTCACTGAAAGCATAACGAACATGATCAACCAAGTCGTTATATACAATACCGATGACAAGCTTGTCGGCACACAAAGAGACGCAGAGGCAATAAAGCTATATGGCCTGATGCAGGCTTACCTTAGACAGGCAGACGGCGAGGATGCCACAGCAAAGGCAAAAAAACTTATTGAAGATAATGGGGTAAGCCAGAAAATAACGATAGAAAACCTTGGAAATATAGCAAACATAACAGGAGGCACAGTAGTAGTCCGGGAGCCTTACACAGGGCTGTACGGGCTATTTTATATAGACAGCGATGTTCATACCTGGAAACGGGGGCAGTATTACAATAAGCTGGTTGTTAACTTCAGGAACATCATGGATGAGCAGGAAGTCGGAACACTTCCGAACAAGAGCGGAGACAAGACATACGGTGAATGGAAATACCTGTACAAGCCGGGGGTGAGATGATGGAGGACAATCCTTTTACAAAACTCGTTGAAGTTATTCGCGGAGACAGCAAGTCACAAATCCCCGTCATGTTTCGCTTTGGAACTGTTTTGTCCGTCAATCCTCTGAGACTGGAAGTGGCAGGGACGGTCCAGGATGAGAGCTCACTTCAAAAAAACAGCCAGCTGAGCTATTTTACTGTAGGTGACCGGCTGTTCCTGGTACCTATCGAGGATGAACAAAGATACATTATATTGTGCAAGGTGGTGGATGTATGAGCTTGTTTCCTATTATTCAGCCACAGATCGTGGAAACTGATATAACTCTCCCATTGTACAAAGAGGTAAAATGGGACTTTGAGAAGAATGTCCCGGTATTTAGGAACGGCTCTCCGGTAATTGTAACCGGAAAGGAAGCCGTTTTAGTTTGGGCATGGAAAGCTCTGCATACACCACGATTCAGGCACGAGATATATACATGGGATTACGGCTGTGAGGTTGAGTCACTTATTGGGCAGCCTTTTACAGAGGAACTAAAACAGTCTGAAGCGGTTCGTTATGTAAAAGAATGCCTCATGATAAACCCATACATTACTGATGTGACAAATGTTGCAGTATCGTTTGCAGATGGAAAGCTGAGCATAAGTTGTACAATCAAAACCATATACGGGGAGGTGACAATAGATGTATGAAGATTTAACTGTTGAGAAGATAAAGGAAGATATAATCAGCAGACTGTCAACTGATATAGATACCAGGGAAGGTAGCTTCATAAACGACATGATAAGCACTGTGGCATATGAGATATGGAAAGTATACCGAGCCTTGGACGCGCTTATACCCATAGCCTTTGTTGATGAAACATCAGGCCAGTATATAGATAAGCGCTGTGCTGAATATGGCATCACCAGAAAACCTGGCACTAAAGCAAAGGTAACTTTGAAATTCACCGGAACAGATGGAACGGTCATCGAAAAAGGCAAGGTATTCCTCACATCTGACGGCCTGCAATTTGAGACTGATGAGGAAGTGACAATAACAGATGGTACGGCTACAGTCACAGCAACGGCTGTTGAGATTGGCGAGGCATACAATGTTGAAGCTGGCACTATCACAAAACAATTGGTCAGCATAAGCGGCCTTACTTCCGTTACCAATGAGGAACCTGCCACAGGAGGAACAGATCCAGAAACGGATGAAGCTTTGGTCAAGCGCTTGTATGATTTTCTGCAGAATCTAGCAACATCTGGGAATGTTGCGCATTATAGGCAGTGGGCTCTTGAAGTGGACGGAGTGGGGGCTGCAAAAGTCTTCCCCTTATGGAACGGACCAGGCACAGTAAAGGTTTTGATTGTTGGAAATAATAAAGAACCGGTTGATTCAACAATTGTAGCCAACTGTGCTGCACATATAGAAGAAAACCGGCCGGTCGGTGCAACAGTTACAGTTGAAAGCGCTGAAGGATTGCAAATAAATATAGAAGCTACAGTAATTATAGATAGTTCAACAACTATTGAAAAAGTGAAAGAAGAATTTGAAGCTGCATTAGACACATATCTAAAAAGCATTGCATTTGAAAAATACACCTTGATATATAACCGAATTGCCTACATGCTGCTAGATATAGATGGAGTCATAGATTATACCTCACTTACTGTGAACGGTGACACAGAAAATATTACTATTGCCGATAATCAGGTGCCGGTATTGGGTACTGTGGTCCTGGAGGCGAGTGAGTAATGGGACTTATTGATTTGCTCCCCGAGTATTATAAAAACAGCCCGCAGGTGGTTGAACTTCAGGGTGCTTTTGAGCATTGGACTGAAGCTTTGAAAGCAGCCAGAGATGATTTGCTAGCACAGCTAAATGTTGAAACTGCAACATGGGGCCTATCAATCTGGGAAAAGGCGCTGGGTTTGGAAACAGACGTTAATAAACCATACGAATATAGGCGAACAAGGATAATGAGCAAACTTCGTGGAGCAGGAACAACTACCAAACAGATGATTAAGAATGTGGCTGAAAGCTTCTCAAACGGCCAGGTAGAAATTATTGAGTACAATGAAGAAAATCGGTTTGAAGTGAAGTTTGTAGGTACTATCGGGATACCGCCTAACATGGATGACTTAACTGCAGCTATTGAAGAGATTAAACCGGCACACCTGGCTTATACATTTGTATATGTTTATCGTACGCATGGACAACTGAGTGAGTATACCCATGAACAACTTGCAGCCTATACATATCAAACTTTAAGAGAAGGTGATATAGATGCCTAATTATACAGCTAATTATAGACTTAAGAAACCCCTAGCAAATGAGTATTACAATATTGAGGACTTTAACGAAAATGCC